AAATGTTAATATTGGTGTGTTGACACATGTTGTTTGTGGTTTGGTGGGGTTGAAAAAGTTTTTTGTCGTTTGTCGTTTGTTGTTTGTTGTTTGTTGTTTGTTGTTTGTTAGTAGTGTGTGACTCGGTGTTTGGTGTTTATACATTTAGAGACGCCGATAACACGAAGGGTACGCGACACATCGGACACGACGCTTTCAACTTTTGGTGCGGCATGACGGTGCCGCGACTATGGGTTGCCCATTCGAACAGACATGTTGTGTGGAAATAATGACCGCACCCATTTAGCCTTTTTCGCTCATGTGGTGCCATGTCGTTCATACATATGGCACATTCGGGTGGAATATCGAGGTTGGGTGCCTTCTTTTTGGAGTGCCGCAAACAAACATCGAGTCCAGGGGTCGGCGAGCACTTGCACGGATCACCCTTTGCCGTCTTGGCTATACACGGTGGACCGGTATGATACGTCCAATCTGGAGCACGCATACTCACGTGATGATGGAGAGCACACAACCCGTTATCGGCACGGGAACACGCATTCTTTTTACACGTGGCACCTGTTCCCGTCACGGCGGTACACGTGGACATGAGTGAGGCCGACCGGGGTTTTTTTGGGTGGACACCTGCTTGGTTCGAGTGAGGCCACCGAAGACAAGACACGAATTTTTTACACACACTCCAGCCATTCGGGTCCGCCCATACGCTCCACCCTATCTGGCCGGAACACATTCTTGACCAGGTCCTCTTTGTACACAGGTGGCCGGGGTAAATTTGGTTCGAATATCGCAGGATTGGCGGATAAATGAGGCCATGAAATTTTGGTCTGGTTTGCCTTGAGGATATGAATCGCCGCGGGATTCGCCGAAAGTGCAATCCAACAGTCGGTGTCGAACAAGTGCAGGTTTGCCTCGATGATGTGAATCGCTGCGGGGTTCATAGCGAGCCACTTCCAATCGATCTTATCAGGGTTGGCCTCGATAAGATCGATTGCGGCTGGGTTTTTACAAAGACATCCCCAGTAATCAGTGATATTATATTTTCTGATGATGTGAATAGCCGCAGGGTTCGATGTCAGAGCGGGCCAGTTTGCATATGCAAGGTTTTTCTCCAAAATCGCCATGGCCACCGGAGAGGTGTTAGACGACAAAGCAGTAAAGTCTATTTTAGCAGGGTTCTTTTCTAAAAGATACATGGCACCCGGGTTCCCGTTGAGATGCCACCACGCTCGGCTGTTCTTCTTTTTTGAATGAAGTAAATGCATCGCATTCGGGTTGCACCATATACGAGTCCAGTCAATCTTATCAGGGTTGGCTTCGATCAGATCGATCGCATTTGTATTTAGAGAAAGTCCTTTCCAGGTGAGTTTGAGCGGATCGATCCACGACAAGAGGCGCATTTCTTTGTTTGTCGGCACTCGTGGTTCGAGTACGGCCACCGAAGACATGACACGAATTTTTCAGACTTTCGTGCCCTAAAGATTATGGTGATACAAATATTATGGAAGAGTGCATTCTCGATATCGATACCCGACGTGCCATGGGGTTACCACCGCGTAAGTTGCATCCGAGCGACTTGAAAATAAAGCAGGGAATTGTCGCATGGAACGCTGGTATTCCGTGTACTCATGTTGATTTCGGACAAGGGGTAATTGTAGGTGCGTCCGTGAGCGGACATATATTATGGAGACACAAAACGAGATGGTATCATCATTGGCGCCCCTAAAGTTAGTCAGTGGTTGTAAAGTCTACCATTACTATTATAGTATTCAAACCCACGACCGGGACCGAATCGGTTTCCTTCACCTTCACGTACCTGATATGATACAATTCCATTCTTTCCGGATTTTATCATATTTCTGCGTCTGGCCTTGTTCGGGAAATTTGTTGGCTGAAGATTCTTTCTATATCTCGTTACGAGATTGTTCGGAGTGTTGTTCGAATTATTTACGTTTTTTATGAGATTTTTTGAGATGTTCATAAACTTATTCCATTGTTTTATTCTTTTGTTATGATTTATTACCGAAGCCTGATGCGACTGTATCTGTTTGTTCGTGGGGTTGGCTATCGCTTGAAATCTACGACGCGCGGCGTTTTGGGCTGCGTGCCGCACTCTGAGTATATTTTTTACCATGATGTACATGTGCAACGGTCTTACATTGTTATTTCTGACCGATGATTTGATTGAATTATAGTTTGCCCGTGTAAAGGTTCCGTTCTTCAGTTTATTGAGAGCGGTTTGGTGTTTATTCACCAGATTTTTATTCGGATTGTATATTTTTAGATTGCCATTCGACCGTCTTTTGAAAAAATACACCTTGTGCGGATTGTTCATAGGAGAATGTTTCTTATCACCGTGGGGGAATTTCAGAGCCCATATATACGTAAACCCTTGATTCATTATACTATACTTAAAAGAAAAAAAAGAGTAATACCAAATGGATAGATGCCCGGAGACCGGGCAGTTGCGGCTGAACGGAAACTATTATTTCAAGGCGTGGGATATTTCACAACATTGGCCGGAAAGTCAATGTACATACGAAGTTTGTTCACTCATATGTACATGGATCGAAGAGCATGCGGCCGAGCTGATTACGCATGCGGCCGACGATGACTATGAAGCCGCCCAACATATGATCGGACTCGCTACGACGGATCTACACGCCCGTGACATTATTATTCTCACAGACGAGTGAATGACTTCATAGTCGGAGTGTTGGTTAGTACGAGTATTTGGCCATCCAGGTAAATCCGGAACCGGTTGAGGTCGTTAAAGTATTTGCGAATGCTACACCTGAAGCACTATATAGAGTGAATGACCCTGAGATAGATGTACAATAACCTCCAACATAAACAGCATTATTTCGAATACTAAGACTCGCAGGGTTTGTAAGACCAGTTGTTCCTGACATACGCCCTGACCATTTGTAAACGCCATCGGAGTTATATTTCCATAAAAAACCGTCGCTAGTTGCAGTCGCCGTGAGTCGTCCCGCGGATGAAGATCCTCCCTGGTTATAAAAATCGATAAACTTTGATCCAGCGACGGTATCAGAAAACCAACCCGTGCCATAGATATCACCATTTTTATCAACCGCAACGTTCTGTGCAGCGATAGATGCCGTGCTTGCTTTACCAAACTTTGCAGACCACTTATACGTCCCGTTCGTATCATATTTTATTATAAAGCCAGTCGACACGGTACTAAAAGCTGTAAGTGAGGCTGCAATAGTTGAAGTGTTGGTTGGTGAATTTATTGTATATATATTTAGCGTGAGAGACGTTGTGGTTCCATGGACATAACAATTTCCCTCAGGAGTTGTCGCAATCGCGGCAATTGTATCATTGTTTCCGGCGGTTTGCCCAGCAACTCTTGTAGCCCATGCACACGTACCGTTAAAATTATATTTAACTATAAATCCGTCATTAGTTCCCACAAATGCTAGTGTAAATTTAAGAGATGTAGTAGCCCCTGTCCATTGATAAACACCCATAGCGGTTGAGTGAGAACCTGCTAAATAAAGATTACCGAAATTGTCAACTGCGGCAGATTTAATAGTTTCGCCACTGGCTAGACATGACATTCTTGAACACCATAAAAAGGTTCCATTTATATCATATTTTACTATCATTATATCGGTTCCGTTTACCGGGCCGAGCTGAAACGCCGGGGTTCCCTGATTACTTGCACTATAAATGCGCGAGGTTCCGTTATAATAGCCGACCACATATACATTTCCTGTATTATCACCAATGACGGCTCGACCTATTTCAATGGCTGCGGCACTTGTTCCAGATATACGGGTAGCCCAATGGACCGTACCGTTAGAATCAAATTTAGCAATACCCATGTCGCTAACGGTTGTACTCGCGCCCACGAGAGTACGCGCGGCGGTTATCTGATTGCTCGCACTGAACACATTTCCAGAACCGGCATAACTGAAAACCTGATAGACATTGGAAACGTACTGTTGAGTGGTTACATTTTTCATACTTTCGGCCCATACACCATACGTGTCATCGACCGTACCCTGTGATCCATCACAACGAGTATACCATTCGAAATTCCCATTTTGATTATATTTTACGAGAAAGGAACCAACGCCGCCACCGAGAGCTTCGGAACTCGTGCTCGCCAGGGTAGTATCTGCGTTATAAAAACGTCTGGTCGAACTATTGACATAAACGATGGAATAAACATTCTGATTTATATCAGTTGTCGCACCCCACATAGTCGGTGACCCAGTGGTTGATGTATCTATTTTTAGATCCCATATGACCGTCCCGTTTGCCGTTGCTGTTATAGATGTTAAGTTCGAAACGTTAATTGGAGTACCGGTTTCTACCGGAATTGGTCCTGTGACGCCGCCGTATGTTCCGGACGAAAATCTCATATCCTCATTTAGAGAAAGTGGAGTGTACCGTAACCCCATAGTTGTAGCTACGGTACCCAACGTCGTCGTCATTATATTAAAATGACAAATTATTTAAAAACTGACGTGAATGACTTTAGCATATTCATAGTCGGAGTGTACACTGCGTAAAATTCATCATTGCCTGGTCGGAGATTAAAGACTTCCATATTCTTTTGAATAGTATCAGTTGTCCACGGTATGATAGACATGATGTATCTGAATGCTTCTACGTGATCAGAGTTGATACCACAAAATTCAACCTCATCAAGTAGGGTTTCGAGTTCGGACACAGTCTCTCGAATGTAATCACTCAACATTGTGTTCACAGCTTCGCGAACACCTTCTTCGTCTGACATTTTCAGATAATATTTGACATCGCGCGTCGGGAAAATATCCATATCGATCAATGTGTTGACGTATTCTTCCATTGTCTTTGTTCTTTGTGTGTGACCGACCGACGCCGCCGTCACGGACACAACACTCATTTCTTTCTCATGTAGTCCAGTGCAAGCTTACCGAGGAACGCGAGGAGCATGATCCATATCAAAACATTCACAAGTTTTGCAAATGTACAATACGACCCCTTGTTTTCAGAGTCACACTGGACGGTCGTGCCGATGAGACCGAAAACACCCGACCCACCTATTCCACCGTTGTTGCGAGCCATTTACTTGTATGTATGTATAGATTTTTAATTCCAAGGGACGCTTACCATCCCTTGTTGCAGGCTGTGGTTTTTTTGTTTGTTTATATAAATGGTAACGAAATCTAATCTGAACAAATTATTGAGCAATTATGCTACCGAAGATAGAAAAGCTAAAGCCGCGTGGAGGAAAGCTATTATGAAAATCCACCCAAACAAAGGTGGTAATACTGCATATTTCCAAGAAATGTCACATCTTTTTAACACATACTATAAAGGAAATAACACAGCTAGAATTCAAAACACGCCACCACCGAGACCGTCGCCTTCACCGAGACCGTCGCCTTCACCGAGACCAGCTAAATTAACTCGCGAGAATGTCCAAAGTGCCATGTCTACATTATTAAGGAGGGGCGAACTTATTCTGAACGGAATTAGATATAAAGTTTACGCGTGGCCAAAAGACTCAGGCTCGCGGTATACTCTTAAGGCCCAATCAACGTTTAAAAAAATTATTCCCAACATTAATTCAAACGCATATTCATTTAAATACTCTACCGACCCACTAAGAATTCATCCAGGAGTGAAAAATAAGATTGCTGTTAACAGAGCACTCCGTGCATATTTCCGTAAATAAGGTCAAGTCACCGTCTGGTGAAAAATGTGGCCATATGGTAATGAACACGACCGAAAAGAACACGCTCGGTCGTACAATTTATAAAGGACCGAGGGGTGGTCTTTATGTACTCGGCCCAACGGGGTCTAAAATTCGCACGTTTAAGAAAGCACCGGCACGGTCTCCGCCGCCCGCGCCGCCCGCGCCGCCCGCGCCGCCCGCGCCGCCCGCGCCGCCCGCGCCGCCCGCGCCGCCCGCGCCGCCAAAAAACACACTCGGTCGCGTGATACACACGGGTGTGCGCGGAGGACGTTACGTACTCGACGGTACTCGTAAGATTTACAAATTCACACCGGCGGCGGCAACTGGTGGACCCGTGGTGACGGCGCCGCCGCGTCGTCGTTCACCTGGGACCCGGTCACCGACATCCGCCGAACGTAACGCACGCCTTCTCGAGATTCGCCGACGACTCAATAACCTTCGGCGTGAAAGACTGGCACGCGTTCCAGCAGGGCGCGCAAATGTGAACCGTCGTCTACGAAACGTTCTCGGCCGGGTTCGCGAACGTATAGCACCGCGCGTACTCACTGGACCTGTTACAACTATGGATGTTGAATTTTGTCACTCGGTCGCATCCGTACCACGCAAACCGTGTCGGCGACGAAAGGTTCGTGTCCGAATTCACGAATCGCCCTTGATTAATTCGGGTCTGGTGGTGAGCACTCGCCGGAAAGACATAGACCAGGAATGGATTACCCGCCAGGAAAAATATATCAAACAACTGAACGATTATGATTTCTGGACCGCCCAGGCGCACACGAATCGGTCACATGCGTGGATCGGCCCGTATCTTTACGAGTCGGGCCGAGTGCATAACATGCCGGGAAGGTCGCACGGCTCGACCGCGCACATGTCACCCCTGTGGCCCCAAGTTCGTAAACTCATTCTGGACGGTACTTTTGCGCCCGCACCGGGACGTCCATGGGTTCAGACATTCTTGAACACGACGAGTGAATCCGATCGATACAAACTGTATGACCGCGAACGCAATAATGTACCCGAGGTTATCCGTCGGCGCGCACTTGATATGTACCGCGCGGATCTCAAACGTATCATCGGGCAGGCACCGCGTTCAAAAAAGACAATGGTTATATATCGTGGAACGGGTATTGATATTTTCAAAGGATCGACCAGTCACTGGCACACGCTCAAATCGTTTTGTTCGGCCGCCTACGACCTTCAATGGGCACTCAAGTACGAAAGCGGTTACATACAGCGAATCACCATTCTGCCAGGCACGCCAGTGTTGTTCGTCGCCGGTATGAATCAGTGGGACCAAAGCGGTGAATACGAAATTATGGTCAATGTCGATACGAAATATCTCATCCGATACAGAAACGTCAAGCGTTCGGTGTACAGTGTTACACGTACTCGTAAAATAAAAATAACAGACGTGACAATCGCGAAATAATTATTGTACCCATTTTCGCCCTAGCGCATTGTAATAATTGGAACCTGTACCGGGCTTTTTAGACGTCCATATATAAGAAAATCCTAAATTCTGTGCCATATAGTATCATGTAAAGAAAAAAATGTTATGAATAAAAATGGATAGGTGTCCCGTCACGGGTGATTTGCGACTCGACGGAAAGTATTGTTTCACGGCATGGTGTATTTCGTATTCGTGGCCGGAAGAACAATGTACATACGAGGTTTGTACACGCGTGTGTAAATGGATCGAAGACCACAGCGCCGAACTTATGGCACAGACAGTCGGTATGGATGTCGACGAAGCATCATGTTACATGATTGAGTGTGCTGTAGACGAACTACGGGTCGAAATAGAGAAACTAGACACAGAATAGACAGATGGCAGTGACACACGAGGACGAGGAACGATTCGAAAGCTTTAAAGAGCTCATAAATACGATGGATATTGACACGTTTGTCACAATAGACATTGAGTCCCTGATGATTGACTATATGGCCGGCCGGTACGAAATCACGGGTGTGCGCGTGTCGTGGTACTGGCGCGCCATACGTTTTGTCCTACGCTGGTTTGCAAAACCTAAAAAGATGTAAATTCGCGCCGGAGACGGTTACGACACGCGGTATATTCTGGGTTTGAAATTGCCCGTCGCCACTTGGTCTGAATCTTTCGAGCACTGGTATCGAGCAAAGTCATCTCGGCGACCAAGTCATTATAGGCCAGTTGTGTAAAAACGACACGAACGTTGCGAAGACACTGGTCGGTGTGCCGTTCGACATCACGCGGCCAGGGAACATTCAGACCGACCCAAAGTGCATTTTCGAGATGAATTTGTGTATCGTACAGGATATCAAACATTTCGGCGCTTGGGTAATTGGACGACAGGGCGTGAAAAGCCTCTTCGATAAGAGCATACAGGGCGTCAAACTCGGTTTCGTTCGGCAGATCGGTCGTTTCCCATTCGGTTCGGTTCAGGTTAACCTTCATCTGGAAGTCGAGCTGCTGGAACAGATCAGCCTCGAAAGTTGCAAGTTCAGCCTCCATGTTTACTTTGGTTTTGTCCCCGACCCAGACGCCGACGTCGCGGACAAAACTATCTTTTCCAGTTTGTTGAGGGTCGGCATTGACACGTCACATATGGTACGAATCTCCTCTTTGTTTGGCGCGTAGCCGAGTTGGGACAGTGTGACATACATGATTGCGGCCGAACACCCCTTTGGTGTTTTACCCATGAGTAGGACGTTGCGTTCGTGGTCGCGACACGCCTGCAGAACCTTTTGACGCGCCCGGCCACGCTCTTCGTCGGGAATACACGTCACGTCGTTAAACAGTCGGGCGACGAGATCGGACGGTTTCGTGACCGAGGACGCGACTGGTTTTTCGGGAATGGTTTCGCGGAACATATCTGCCGTTCGGGACACATCACGTGGCGGAATACCGAACGCGTCTGCAATTTCTTGGGTCGTCCGGGACACATTTGCGTCGCGACACGCCCGAAACACACAGTTCGCCTTGATACCGATACGGATCGCACCGCGCGTAAGTTTTTCCTCGTTGAAACGCCGGTACATTATTTTAGCCTGAAGCATAACAGTCTCGGGAAGGTTCAGAATGATGCGACCGATACGATCGAGATCGTCGTACGCGTGGTGGAGCGAACGATCCTTGTGATTCATAGATGTGTGAAAATTGATACGCGCCAGACGCTTGTTTGCAAACGTCGCCCCCTTCGTCGACATGATCGTACCGGATCCCCAGGCTGCAGAGTACAGAGTCGTGTTGACAGGTGCACCGACGCGGCTCTGGTCAGGACCTTCACCCGACCCGCTGTTCCATTCGGGTTCGTCAGACACGTATGCCCAGTCGGTGCGACCGCACGTGATACACGTGTACAGGCCATCTTCGTTCAGAACCCGGGTACCGGAATAATATACATTGTCGTCGACGGTCACGAGACCTTCGTCATGCGGACAAAACCGACACAGGTACTCATTATCGGTCGCGGCGTTGTTCACCATAGATTCAATCTCGGCCCGAGCCTGGTACGCCTGAGCCCAGATCATTTCGTCCATGACTGTTTGTGAGTGGGCGATCCAGGCGCGTCAGGCTACGCCGTAGAAAAAACCTACTTTTTGTAATGGACATTCCGTCCGTGGTTGATACCGCTCGTCAGACGCGCATAGAGTCTCTGACGGGCACCAAGTCATTTAGTATTTTTAACATCGTGTCCCTGATCGTGATTGCGCTCGCGGTATTCTTTCTTTATAAACGATACAAGGACAAGAACGCGACGACGACCGCACACATGATGCGTCCGTCGCCAATCATTCCACCGACGACCGTCGGCACAGCACCTGTGACGGTCGAGGAGGTTGACGACGCAAAAGCCGACTAAATTTTATTTTCAAACATAATAGTAATGTTCACCTTCCCCAGAAGACGTCTCCCGGCGCCGCCCCGTCGCTATCCCGCAGTGGTCATGCCTACCCGTAGCCCGCGTCGCCGTATCCTCCAAGTTATGCGCGGCCCGTTCACCGGTCGGGCATACGGCGTTCGCGTCATGAACCGCGGATATGCACCACCGCGTCAGGCTTCACCGCCGAGACTCGCGCCGCGCAGTCTCGCGTCCATACGTGCGATTTTTGGCCAACCCGCGCCTCCTCGTAGCGCAACGCCCAACCCCAAAAAGCGTAAGCGTTCTCCGACCAGAACGCCTTCGCCGCGTAAACGCTCTCGTCTTTTTTAGTCACGGACGAGTCCGTACTTGGTACATTTGCGCGCCGACAAGTACAAGTCGCGTTTCATGAGTCGGTCGAGTTTTTCGGCCGGCAAGTCCGTCTCGCCGAGATAGATACGTTTCATCTGTTTCATGAGTCGGTCACACTGGCCCATTTCGTCCTTCATGTCTTCGTACTTTCCCCAAAAGTCCGATCCGAGTTGGTGGATCAGGAGGTACGAATTCGGAGTCACCACGCGTTGGTCTCCTCCTAAGAAAAGAAACGTTGCGGCGGACGCACACACACCCTCCGCAATTGTAATCGTGCGACATGCGAGACTCTTGATGAAATCCATCCCGCCGAGTCCCGCATGTAGATCACCGCCGTCGCTATGAATATGGATCCGGATCGTCGGAATCTCTTCGCCCATGAGTTCACGTTCGAGTTTCTTCAGCGCGACGCACAGTTCGGCCACCGTGTCCCGATCGACGTCGCAGTAGAAAAACACGTCCCGGCCGGTAACCTTGACGACGGGGAGGGGAAGCTCTGGCTCCATACTTGAGAATTATATGTCACATGTGTTTATGGCAGAAGTCGTCGCCATCATAGCGACAGCCGTCACCGCCATAGCACGGGTCCTCGAAGCATTCTTTAAAAAAATTGAAGAAAGTGCGACCGGGTGTTACCAACCACGCAAGGAACCAGAACAGAAGAAGAGGTGGTCAATCGAGCGACAACCTAGGTGTTGTGTCGGATAACCCAAGATTTCACGGATCATAGCATAAACGCAAAAGGAGTAGTTAGAACATGTGCGAATTAATTAGTTTTGACGGAGAACCTGTATTATGTTCAGAGGAGGATTATGAACATTTAAAAAATATGAAAATATACAACTCTAAACAAATATATCCTATTTTGCGAGTTCCGTCTATAACTTCACCAATTAGATTACATAGTTATGTCTTCAAATATATTATGATGCACGAAGTTCCTGAAGGGATGGTCATTGACCACGTGAACAGAAATAGACGCGACTGTCGACGTGAAAACCTAAGACTTTTGACGCGCCGACAAAACGCTCAAAATCGTACTTATGTAAAGGCTTGTAAATCAGGATTCGTTGGTGTTTATTTCGACACACCGAATGCAAAGTGGCAATCTCGATTTGGTAAAATACCCATTTCTCGTAGAGAAACTGCAAATGAAGCAGCTGAAGATTATGATAAATATATTATAAAATTTATAAATTTCGACGGACGACTTAATTTTGAATATACATTAGAACAAAAGGAAACAATAAAGTTGAGTGATTGGAGCCCTAAAATATCACAAAGAACTATTAAACACGAATTGTTACCACGAGGTGTCTATAAAAAAACCCGCTCTGACGGGATTGTTGAATATCAAGGCGTTATAGGAACAGAATATATTGGATATTCGTTGAACAAAGATGATATTATTGCAAAAGTTGCACAAAGACGCAAAGAAATTGATGTTCAAAAAAATATACAACACTATTCTAAACTTATTACTCGCGACGAGAATGGTACAGCAATAATACGTCTTGGTGGGAAGTCATCTCGCGTAGCTTTAGTAGATGATTCAATGTGGCACGAATTAACATTACATGGTTGGCATGAAGCGAATACGGGGTATCCGTCGTCACGCTTCGATGGACGACTATGGACCATGCACGAATACCTGACACGTCTCTTTGTCCGTGATTTTTCCCATAAAGTCATTGATCATATTGACCGGGACAAAATGAATAATACAATGAATAATCTAAGACTAACTGATCGTGGGACAAATTCAAAAAATTCTACATATGTTTCGACCATGCAGAAAGTTGATCAGTTTGATAAAAATGGAAAATTTATCAAGACATGGGATGACATCCGCCAAGTTCGCGACGATTTAAATTTATGTGGCACACAATCTGTTACAAAATGTTGTATGGGTCTAATGAAAACGGCTGGAGGTTTTCAATGGAAATATCACACGGATGATGTAAGTAAAGGTGTAATTTTATCACCAAAATGTGTTAAAGTTGATCAATTGAATATAAACGGCGAATTTGTCAGAACCTTTGATAGCGTGACACTTGCAGCATTTTCGGTAGGAAAGAAGGGAACTTCCAATATTATAGCATGTATAAAGGGTCGTCAAAAAACGTGCAAAGGTTTCAAATGGAAATATCACACATGAACTATGTCGCGTTCCTGATATACGTCTTTGCGCGTTCGACCGACCGAGTTTTCATTTTACGACCAATGACTATGTGATTGAGGACATCGATGACTGACGCATCCAGGTATGTGTAGTCTCGCAGAATGTCATACTGTTCGTGTTCGATGTAGACCCGGAGGGTCATGAGGGCGTCGTGCGACAGGCGCGTGCCCGAAATCTTTTTAGCCCGCATACACATGTTTTGGTACTTGGTCCACATACTTCCGGCCCGGAGTCGTTTCAGGCCGAGGCGTGTGTTTATGTGTGCACACGGCCGAATACACGCCGCCTCGATAAAGTAAGGCATCAAAGTGTCCCACGCCCCGTCTGCGTATATCTTCGTATCGTACATATCCGCCAGACTCAAGGAGTCGGTCAGGTCGGCACATGTTTCAAGCGTCAGACCCTTTGTGTCGACGTAATTTTCTTGAATCATACCCCATACATAACCGTGTTCGTGTACGGTCCGTCCCATGAACCGAACGGGGTTCGGGTCCGTCAGTAACTTTTCGACAAACTCGCGAGGTGTTTCGAAAATATCAGAGTCGTCCGATTCAAAAGAGAGACTCTGTAGGAAGACACGTACGTCCCCGCGACACTTTTCGGCCAGGATGTGGGACCGAGGGTGATCCACGGGTGCCAACGCGATGAGTTGCTCGGGCGTCATTTCGGCCAGCGGGTACATGATTGTCTGCGGCGTGATCTGAACAGGCAGGCGCGCGATGATGACCAGTGGGCCGTGACTCACCGGTCCGTCAATTTCACGCACACCGATGAGATCCGAAACACTTTCCCAATTGTCTACGACGATCGGCACACGAGTGTTGCGTAGCCGATCGAAAAAATCGAGCGTCCCTTGTCTCGATTTAAGGACGTCGTGGTCGACGACGACGTGACCCGGAAGAGACCGGGTCACAAAATGTGTTTTGCCGATACCCGTTCGGCCGTGGACGCACGTGATTGCGCCAGGACGAAATGTACTATTCTGATGGTCAGTTTTAAGAAACGCATCCATGGCCGGCAGCGATACAGCCGACGATACGGATGATTCTCTCACGCGTCAGCTCTTAAATATGGTTCTTGAAAACAACGCCCTGACACCCTATTTCATAATGTGGATCGTATTTAATGTCGCCCTACTCGCCCTGCTCATTTATGTTTCTGTGCGCGTGTCACTCAAGTAGGATGTTCACCTGACCGTTGATGATATCGGCCAGGTCGAACGCATACTGGTTTCGGGTGTACACGTCGCGACAAATCCAGACGCCGTGTTCGGTCAGAAATTTCCGGACGACGCACTCGCGAAACACGGTTCGGCGCGGCGTTTTGGCGATCGTCAGCGTGACGGTCCGGCCGATGAGTAGGCGCGCATCGTACTCCATTGTGTAAAAAGGGCTATAAACTTTTATGTCGCGTAGAGTACATGGAGGAAGAGCCGATTCTGACACAGACGACGGCGCGCTATACGACGTTCCCGATCCGGTACCCCGACCTATGGAATCTCTACAAAAAGGCGATTGCGTCATTCTGGACCGTCGAGGAGATTGACCTTTCGGCCGACCTGAAAGACTGGGATCGTCTGACGGACAACGAGCGCCATTTTGTCAAGACGGTCCTGGCTTTTTTTGCATCCAGTGACGGTATCGTCATGGAAAATATCGATCTGAATTTTGGATCCGAGGTTCAGATTGCCGAGGCTCGGTCGTTCTACGCATACCAGACGTTCAACGAAAGCATTCACGGCGAGACGTACTCACTCATGATCGATAAACTTGTACGGGATCCCGAAGAGAAGAAGGGACTCTTTCAGGCCATCGATACTGTCCCGGCGGTCAGGCGGAAGGCTGAATGGGCCCTCCGATGGATGTCCAAAGGAGGATCGTTCGCCCAAAGGCTGGTTGCTTTCGCGTGCGTCGAAGGCATCTTCTTCAGCGGATCGTTCTGTGCAATCTTTTGGCTCAAGAAGCGTGGACTTATGCCTGGCCTTTCGTTTTCGAACGAACTCATAAGCCGCGACGAGGGCCTTCATCAAGAATTTGCCGTCACACTATACAGTCATCTCAGGGAAAAACTGAGTCAGGAGACGGTACGTGAAATTATTCGCGACGCCGTCGCAATCGAGAAGGAATTTATTACGGATGCGCTGCCGTGTCGTCTGATTGGCATGGATGCCGATCAGATGAAACAGTATATCGAGTTTGTGGCCGATCGTCTGATGCAACAACTCGGCTGTAAACCATATTGGGAGGCGTCTAATCCGTTTGATTGGATGGAGACGATTTCGCTCGAAGGTAAGACCAACTTTTTCGAGAAGCGTGTCGGTGAATATTCGAAGCACATGATGACCGAAGGTGATTCGGTTCGGTTCGACGAAGAGTTTTAAGAGGTGACGGTCCTATAGAGTATGAACGTGCTCCTCGATGTCGACGGTGTACTCATCCGTGATCCGGCGATTATCCGTCTCATGCAGGATAATATTACGAGGTACGTACGTATGAAGGTTCCGCGGGCACGCGACCCGGAGAAGATGCGTACGTACTTTTACAAAAAGTACGGTCATACGGCTCGCGGAATCACGCGTGCGCTCGGTATTCCGACCCCGGACTTTAACGTCCAGGTGTACGACAAGGCCCTGATGGATCTATTGGCTGAACATCTCACGAGTGCGCAATTTCAAAAGGATGCGGACGTTGTGCGCAAACTTTTGAACGACGGAAACACGGTGACTCTTTTTTCAAACGCCCCTGGAATGTGGACGTGGCCAATTTCGTGCGCCATTGACCTTCGCGTCTCGACGGCGAAGTTTGCAGGCCTGAAACCACAACCGGTGGCGTACACGCACGCGCGCGGCCCGGTTCCACACGTGTTTGTCGATGACCTGTACGCCAACCTTGTGCCGATCAAGAATAACCCGGATTGGTTCCCGGTTCACTTTTCGGAACACCAAAGTGACATTCTAAACATTACGGATCTGGCTCTACTTCTTCCGCGGGACTAGGAATATTTCAGGATGATTACCCTGTGAAATAAACGTAACCAGAAAGTTCTGGTTGTACTTGTTATTTTTGAGTCGCCAATTATTATTCGCAGATTTGCGTATGACCCGAATGCTGTGTATGTTCGGGTGTCCGAGTACGCCTGCGTTGCGCTCGAGCACAACTGGCGCCTTTTGGACCTTTTTCGCCAAGTGAAGCCGGACGCGCCCGGCGAACCAATTTTTGAAGTTGTTTATACGGCCGCCCATATGTGTCGGCCCGAATGCCCGGAGGCCTTTTGCGGCCGCGGTACGTACACCGCCGCTCTTTCTGTACACGTTCCGGTTGGTCAGAACGAGTGACCGCGCATGAGGACCTTTACCGGTATTTCCTGAATTTTCATACATCGCAACATTACGTCCTTTGTAGAATAGCCCGTGTGGATAATTTTCACGAAATCCGAGTGCCGGCCCGAGGGCATTTGCGCGTTCGATACCTTTCATGTACGCACGAGCACGCCATGCGCCTATATTGTGCGCCTTGAGGTTTGCAATTTCTTTAGGGGTGAGCTTGGACCAGTTATTTGGTGCGGCTGCCCGGCGGGCCAAGGCGTTCTGGGCGCGTCGTTTAATCTCAGCGTTCATTTGTTAGTACTTAACATTTTAGTGACCAGTACACATATATATGGCGCCGACGGCCGTCGTGGACAGCGAACACGCGATCGTGTTTCTGGAACGCCACGACGCGATGACGTTTTGGCGCAGTCTGTCGAATCGGTCGGATGTACTCGTCGTCGACATGGTCGAAGACCCGAGCGGCGGATGGATCGTACCGACATTTACTTAGAAAGAGATGCACGGAGATTACGAATGACGGCATTTGCTTTGTTCAGAGTCTGGCGCAGATTACGATTCGAGTTATTCGCCCGCTGGACGTTCGCCGGAGTGGGGTTGTTATTCGCGACGTTGACCGCTTTAGCCTGGTTGTTGACCGCACGGGTGACGGCATTGTTCGTGCGCTGGACGGTAGCGCTCACGACATTGTTAGCGCGACTGACTCCGTTATTCAGAACGGCATTGGCGCGGGCGGTGTTTCCGTTGGCGGCGGCGTTGTTTGCGCTCCGGATCGCACCGTTGACGATATTGTTCGCGCGGGTAACGGCGCCAGTGACAGCCTGGTTATTAGGAACCGTAGACATTTATTTGTGGCGGACAAAAAAAACTAGGCACCAATCTTCATAAGCATAAATACAATCACCATGAATACAAAAGAGTGTACGAAGAGCCCGAGTGGCTTGGGGCATCCACCCTCTGCGATACGACGCGAAACCTTCGCCGTAAGTTTATACAGTTCAGGGTTACTCACTATAAAGAACACGAGCGCGGAATAGAATGAATATTTCCATTTAACCAGGTCGCTCTTTTTTGCGCCGCCGCACCCACATCCACAATCCGCCTGAGCAGTCAGACCGAGACCCATCGTATAATGTATCGCGGAGAAAATATGGGTTGTGTACGCGACACCGGTTGTATCGCCGCCCAGGGTGGTACGTATGCAAACATGGATCTCTTTGTCCACCAACAGTCCGGTGTGCGATGGATGCTCGAGCGCGAGAAGGACTCTGTCCCCGGTGGTTTCCTGTGTGACGAGATGGGTCTCGGAAAAACTCGCCAGCTCATCGAGACTATTCGCCAAAATCCAGTCAAGCATACACTCGTGGTTACACCCAAATCTATTGTCGGTCAGTGGCGCAAGGAAATTCGTCGGTTTGCACCTGAGCTCGGCACGCACATGTTTGACGGACCGGCGCGCGTATGGAAAATGGCACCCATCGTTATCGTCCCTTATTCCCTGGTGGGCGATGTACCTTCCGCGGTCCATTGGGACCGAATTATTCTGGATGAAGGTCACGAAATCCGCAACCCGAAATCCAAAACACACAAGGCTCTTCGGGCTCTTCCTAGCAGCATTCGTTGGGTCGTTTCTGGTACGCCTGTGTTCAATAGTATGCGCGACTTTGTCGCACTGTGTAGCTTTGTTGGGATTTCAGCCGGTACAGTTTCTCGGTCGACTGAAGACGTTCGCAAAAAGTATGTCTTGCGTCGAACCAAGGATGATGTTGCGGAGAGTCGGTCTGTGTGTACGTTCGAAAATATCGAACTTGATATGTACCCCGAAGAAGTGAACATGTACTCCGAGGCGTTTCTCATGGGGCGCGAAACACTCAAAGATGGTGTCTCGGGTATGAATTCAATGGTTGTTCTAGAGTGTCTCTTGCGTATCCGACAGACGATGGTGTGGCCCCAGTTGTACATTGACGGTATGTGTATCAAGAACGGTCTGGACCCCGAACCGTACACGGGTCGGTCGCGCAAACACGAAGCGCTTGTCGAGTCTGTCATGACACACCGGGACGAAAAGACACTCGTGTTTACACAGTTTACGAGCGAGTCGGATCGGATTCAGGAACTATTTACGGAGTTGGGACTTCCGGTGTTTCGTCTGGACGGCCACGTGGACAAAGAGTCTCGCGAAGAACGTGTTACAAAGTTTCGTCAGGCTCCAGCCGACGCAGTATTCATCATCCAGATCAAGGCGGGTGGCGTCGGCCTGAACCTCCAAGAGGCGTCGCGCGTATACATCATGTCCCCTTCGTGGAACCCGGCGACCGAACTCCAGGCGGTCGGGCGCGCGGATCGGACGGGTCAGTCCCGCCCCGTCATCGTGAAGAAGTTTGTCTACAGGGACGTGTCCGACGAGTACCCGAGTGTCGAGCAGAGTATCGTGGAGTTGCAGGTTGCCAAGTCGCAGGTGTACGCCGACGTTCTCGGAGACGAGAAACTCACGAAGCAGATTCCAGGCATGTGTAAAATGACGCTACGCACAATCGCAAAGCTTTTCCGCGGCTATGTTTAATTTCGACCATCGTCTCGTCTTTTGCGTTACCATATGAAGCACGAAAAAACGGGTTAAAGCCTGGCGACCATAGTATGGTAGAACAGTATCCATGGCGCTCACTATCCGTAAGATTGCTGACTTTGACATCAACTCCCTGACCTTCTCGGCCGTGCGCAAGAATGACAAGGGCGGCAAGGCTGTATACCTGAACAGCGCCGGTAACCAGAAGCTGCTTTTCCAGCTCCCTCAGATGCGTGCGCCCTTTGGTCTGAGCGAGTTTACCGACAAGGCGTCTGGTCGTACGTCCTACTCCCTGAACCTGTCGCTCGACGACGAGAAGGTTCGCGGTGTTTTCGAGTCCCTGGACAAGAAGATTCTAGACTTTGTCGTTGCGAACTCGGAGGCGTGTCTCGGTAAGAAGTACAGCGTTGACATTATGCGCGAGGCACTTTTCAAGTCGCCGATGAAGCCCGGCAAGGATAACTATGCACCGACGCTCCAGCTCAAGGTTATGCCCGGTCGCGACGGTACTGGTTACGCGGTCGAGGCGTACAATGCGGCCAAGCAACAGGTTGACCTGGCGACGCTCGAGAAGGGACAGGGTATCATCACGATCATCGAGATTAACCAGATTTGGTTCGTCGACAACAAGTTTGGCGTGAGTATCCGTCTGCAACAAGCACTGTTCGCCCCGCTGAACAAGCTCAAGGGGTTTAGCTTTGTGGACGTCGAGACGGTCGAGGCGGCTCCGGCCGAAGATGACGACGACGAGATTGATGCTCCGGTCAGCGAGGAGGAGGATGTCTAGAAGAAATAATGTTGTCATAGTGTAATGGTCACACCCTCTTGGGTCCGTAACAGGAAATATAAAATATACACGTCTCCGTCTGGCAGCGGTCGACGCACCGTAGTCCATTTCAGCCCCGGCCCGGCGCGCAGAAAAACAACCGTGACCATTCCGGCCACGGCACGTAATGTAATACAATACCTTCGTGAATATTATCGCGCGAGCGGCTCGCGCCCGGCGCGCCGTAGCCCAGTACGTGCGTTTTTACTCAATGTGAATCGCCGTTACGGTCACCGCGTTTCGCCGTCCCCGCGTGTTGCCGCTCGCGCTCGTAAAAATGTCGTCTTTCCCTTTAAGCTCAATAAAAATGTCCAGACGCATCTTTATCAGAACTCGACGAACAACGGTCGGACCGGTCACCAACTTACGAGCCTGAACACAAACACGACGAACCTCCGTACCAAGTATAACATTCGGCTCGGCCCCAAAGTCGTCCGGCGCGGTATGGCTCGGCTCGGCGCCGGGACCCAAGGCGTTGTGTACCTGGCGTGTACGACCCCGACCTGTGCAGACAAACTCGTGATCAAGGTTTCGCCGACCGATATGACCCGCCAGAAACAGCCGTCGGACGTCGAGTTTATGATTCAGAAAGCCGTGTTCAAGGTTGTGCCGACGCACGTAGCCGTTCCGTACAAACTCATCCGGGCGGTTGATTTTGCCCCGGCGAGTAAATCGGCAGCCGCACCCGGTATGGATTATCGCAACCAGATTGTGATGTTTTCCGAATATTGTCCCGGTGGTGATTTTGACACCTGGCTCAACAAGGTTCGATCGCGCCTTACCGATAAAGATATGGCCGGACTCATTCACCAGGTCGTAGCGGCTCTGAAAAAGATTCACACACGCCATCCCCAATTCAGACATAACGATCTGCACCTGAAGAATGTACTGGTTGACGACCAGGGGAAATCGCCCCGATTGGTGATTTCTGATTTCGGTCTCGCGCGTCTGACCGCCAAGGGGTCGAATCCGATTGTAAATTCGGCCGAGTTTAATTCGTACGGCATCACTTCATCGACCGACGTTCGTTACGACACACACCTGTTTCTGAATGCGTTATGGATCCACATGCATCGCGGTGGATTTGGACACCTCCGCGAGACGTTTGCGTTCCTGGATCGGGTCGTTCCACCGGGGTACCGCGGCCAGAACGATCGGTACATTTACGGGTCTCGTCTGGTCGGAAAAGTTTTCCCGGGTCTACCCGGGTTTGCCGAAATTCTCGCCGACCCATACATTTCAAATGTTAACCGCGTATTCCGGTCACCGACCCGTAACATCAGTTCGCCTGGGGTGAGCAACCGTGGTCCGTCGCCGCGCACACCGGTGAGCAACCGTGGTCCGTCGCCGCGCACACCGGTGAGCAATCGTCACGTCGCAGCCGCCCTGTCCAACACTTCGGGGCGTAACGCCGCCGAGATTGCACGCAACGCCCTGTCCAACCTACCCGGTGTTTCCGTGACCACCGGGGCAACGGCACGTCGTCCAAGTGCGGCCGAGTTCCTACGTATGTCGCCTCGGTCTCGCGCGGCGCACATGACCAGTGCGCGCGGCCCGAGAAACGCGAGTCGCACGGTCATGGTCCGTAACGTAACGCGTGGACTCGGTGCACCCCGTGAGCGTCTCACGGCTCGTCGCGTACCGGCCGGAACTGTATCTCGTCTGCCACTCGGAACCGGTTCGCGTGTTACGACCGCCGCCGGTCTTTATCTGGAGCCCGCACGTCGTGTGGCGCGTACGCCGTCCCCCGGGGTCGTTCCTTCTCCGAGACGGTCACCGGCCGTGCGCGCGCGCGTGAATGCCGGTATGCTTCTCAATCTGTATACCAAGACACACAACGCCCGCGTGACGACCAAAAAGAATCTCAAGACCGAGTTGACCCGTCGTGGCTACGCACCGGCGAGTGCCCGCCGCGAGGTTGCTTCTTGGCTCCCAGGGTGGGAAGCCAGTCGTCGTAACCTCAACGAGGCGACGAGACTCGCAAAGCTTGGCGTGAATGTAAATTACAGAGGCTACGCGCCGAACGTCGCCGCGATTGCGAAACGTCACGCCAACCTGACCCTGACCAAGAGCCCAGGTGGTCGGGTCCGTACCGGTAAAGCACTCCTGCTCGGAAAGAAGCGTGAAGTGCTCGTGAACATGGCGCGGCGTCACGGAATTGCCCACAGCGGAAAGACCAAGCAACAGCTGGTCAATGCGCTCTACGGCTAAAAATAAAAGTAAAGACAAATAACAATGGACAGTGTCTCTATGAAACTGTCGATACTTGTTATCCTGGTCGTCCTGGCCTATTTCGTATGGACCTGGTGGCAGGGCCGCACCCAGGTTCCAGTTGCAGCCGCAGTGCCGGTACACGCTGTCGAGTCGTACGAGTCTCCGCCGGCACCGACCGACGATGTTCCTCAGGGCCCGGGTATTATCATGTACGGCACGGACGGGTGCCCTTGGTGTGTCAAGCAGAAGGAGTACTTCAAGGAGAAGGGTATCGAGTATACCTTCAACGATTGTGACAAGGGCGGCTGTCCCAACTTCGTCTCGGGGTACCCGACCATCGTCAAGGATGGAAAGGCTATGCCGGGATACCAGGAGCTCTAGTGAAATAAGTTGTGATTGATCGGGTCGTCAGGTAATCAACACTTTTGAATATCGTCTCGAACGCCTTTGTGCCGACGAGCGGCTCGAGGAGATCACAGACCGGCTTTTGGAGCTGGTGATCAAAATAATACATGAAGTCGACCGGCACGCCATGCTCGGTGACAAAGGCGGGATCTTCCGCCTTGTCACACAGTAATCCCGGTCCCTTTGTGACCAGAAATGCAACCCGATCCCCGTTTTGTGGTTCGGAACCCGGTGAACGCTTACGGATCTTGTCACGGACTTCGACGTGCGGCTGACGTGTTTTATACGCCGAGCCGAGCTGCTTCGACATGAGAAGCTGGCCCGTATCTACTTTGCCGCCGAGGAGCTGACGGGCACTCTGGCGCGCGTACTCGATCGCCGGTCGAGGATCGTTCGAATCCAGAACCAGGTTCAAAAGTTGTTTGAGAATACCTCGGACGTACATACACGTGTCTCGCCGGACAACCTGAAGACCCTTGATATCAATCTTTTTGAACACGACCGCGTCCCCCTTTTTCTCGTACATCTTGGCGGCATACCGTTTTTTCGAATACAAAAAGTACGGACAGTACACCTTTTCGAGCTCGAGGTCGTTCGGTGCCCGGAACAGTTTCGTACAGGCTTCGGCTGCAAGCTCGCCCTGTGCCCACGAATAATCAATCGCCGCTTGGCCTTTCCGACCCTGGACGTCGAATTCGACCATGACACTATCAGTATCTCCGTACCTCACGTGCGCACCCGGAAAGTTCTCCTCGACGTACGTCTTGGTTTCGTCAATCATCTGTCGGCCGCGCATGGTCACCGTGGATGCAATCGCCACGAGCGGAAGCATCCCTTTGGTCGCACCCGTAAACCCATAGACTGAATTCATAGAAATTTTATATGCGAGCTGGCGACCGTTGTACACAGCCTCGAGTGGCGTTCCCTCGGCGGCCGCCATATCCTTCTTCGCCTTTTTGCGAAACGTCGCAAGTTCATTCAGAATAATAGGCAACAGGGACGGGACCGACTGCGCAAAGACGTGCGGGCCGTACGTTTCGTACGCGACGCCCGGAATGTCCAGATACTTCTTGTCCATGACCAGTGTCGAATAGCACAAGTTGTGCGCACGCATGACGGACGGATACAGAGATGCAAAATCGAGCGCCGTGATCGGTGAGTAATACGCTCCAGTTTGCGCCTCGAGGACAGTCGCACCTTGGTACGAATCGTCACCGGTCGGCGGGGCGTTCCGGTCGACCCGAAACGTCGGAACCATAAACCCGAGTTCGCGCGCCTTGCGCACAATCTGCGAATACACCTTGATTTGTTGACCGCGTTCGCTGAGGTACGACAAAGGCACCCAGGTCGCCTTGGCCATCTCGAGAAGGTTCGGAATGAGGCAGAGTCGATCCGCAATTCTGTGCGGAAGCTCGGTATCCTTGAGACAGTACTCTGCGACCTCGCCGAGTCGGACCGGATCGCCTTCGGCAAAACGTCCAAAAATTTCACGCACCGGCATATCGAGTTTCGAGTCGCCCAAGAAGTGCCGCGAGACATTGTTGAGCGAGTAGCTTTCGAGTTTGTGTTCGCGCTTCACATCCTGGAACATATCAAATACGTACCGGCCAATCATCGGCACGAGCTTGAGCGTGTTTGAGCCGAGGGCACTTGACGCCAGTGTCTTCGTGACGAGTTCGACGGGTGTTTCCCTGAGCCGCCCCCATGTGAATGTGTCCGGCGAACAGCCGCACACGACCGACCGCGTATACATGTACTCGAGATCAAACCCGAAAATGTTCCAGCCGGTAATTACATCCGGGTCGAGTTCGTCGCGGAGATACTCTGCAAAGCGTTCGAGCATGGCACGCTCGGTCGGAAACCATTCAGAGTCGGCGCACGCAGTCTCTTTGACGCATAGGACTTTACGATCGTGGATGACGTTACCGACCCGGGTCTCGATCGCAATCTGGAAACAGACATCCGATTTTTCAAACGCGGACGGGAACGCACCCGTCGCCGAGTAACATTCAATATCCAGGGACGCGATACGTAACGGCGCCAGATCATCGCGCGCGACCGGCTTCAAGGTTCGCCAATCCGATACGCAAAGATCTATCGCGCACGTGGATGCGTCTCCAGGTCGACCCGTCGCACAAAGCCACCCGGTTGACTGAATGCCTGTTCTGTGCATGACACGCAGAACCGGGTCCAGATTTGCTTCGTAGACTTGGTACTTTTGGTTCCGACAGGCCCATTCGCCGCGTCGGAGATCACTCAGCGTCTTGAATGTCAACTTGGCAAATGTATGTTCGGCCTGATTCTGAAACCCCCAAAGGTCTTTGCGCCGGATACACACAGGCGACTCAGTCAGGGTCGTGAGTCGCGGTGGAGCTTTACCCGGTCCGATCTTTACGAAAAAGTAGGGCTCGAATGGCGTTTCGACGTGGACGGACTGACCATCTTCCGTCCGTCCAAAAATATCAACCGTCAGGGAGTCCTCGGTCTCGCGGGTCGACCAAGCTACAGCCTGGAACGTAACAGTCATACCGTACCAAGGTTTCAAATTTTTATGACACACCCAAGTATGTTGACCCCGGCGCAGATCGCCTCCTGGATGGCTAAACCGCGATCGGCACCTCTAAGCCGCACGCCGTCGGGTAACACCCTCGCGCGTCAGGCGCGACTCCGTGCCGAGGCGAACAGACGCCAGGCTGCCCTTGCCGCCCGGGCCAATCTCAAGAAAAAGCGGGTCGTCCAGCGTTGGAAAAAGGCGGTCACGGCCGTTCGGACTGCCCAGCGCGCCATACGTAAAATGGGCCTTTTGCCCGGTCACGGCTCGCGGTCCAAGGCGGGTCTGACCAACGCCGAACTAAGGGCACTTTCGGCCTATAACATGCTGACCAGTAGTCGCGTTCTTAAACGCGCCGGCTCGAGCACGTATCGCACATTTGCTTAAAAAGCCGGTTTTGTCTTCGGCGCCGATAGAGGAAAGCAACCAGAGACCATCAACAAACAAACATGGCTCTCGCAACCGTCTTCGCTGCTCTCGAGGAGTCTATGCGCAACCTGGTGATCCGTATCGCAGAGGGTGAGGGTCTGGATGCCGACGAACTCATGCACAAGTACCTGGGTCCGGACGTCAAGCCTGCCCCGGTCAAGAAACAGCGTACCGCCAGTGTGACTGTGACCGAGGTGGCCAAGTGTTCCGCCAAGACCGCAAAGGGTAAGGCGTGTTCGCTCAAGGCGCTCGACGGCATGTGTTTCTGTCGCGTCCACATTTCCAAGGCGGCAGAGTCTGACGAGCCCGACGAGGGGTCTGCGTCAGTCGGCCCCGTGAAGAAGAAGCCCAGCCGCAAGGACAAGGGGAAGGCGCGCGCGACCGAAGAGGACGAGGACGAGGACGAGGCCGGACCGTCCACGGCTCCCCCCAAGAAGAAGAAGAAGAAGGTTCGTTCGGCCCCGCCCGTACACACGCACGAGATTGACGACGAGACCCACGAGGATTGTGAGCTGTGCCATACGCACGGCGGAGCACTGAACGACACGGCCGAGACGGAGTTTGAGATGGTTGTGAGCCCGCCGCGAACCCTTCGGGAGCGGCTGGTGGCGGTTGCAGCGGCGATGACGGAAGAGGAGGACTACGACGACGAGGAGTGAACACTTAAACCTGCCGCGCGTATGTTGTTTAATGAAATGAACGCCCCTATTTATCGCTCCGAAGACTATTATCGTATGCGTGCTCGTCACGGGGACACCCCCGAAGAAATTGCGAAACATAAGGCGTGTACCTGGCCCGAAACGTCGTTTGTCCCCCCGGCGGTATCGACCGTCCAGCCTAGACACAAGTGTGGTCCGGCGATCACGGCGCTCTTTGCTCGGGCGACATCCCGCCCGTCACTCAAAGAACTCGTGGATGCTATGCGCGCAGACGGTTTTCCCGATACGGATATTCATAGGGCCCGAACGGCACATACACAACGTCGCGCCACTATGGATAAGCGACAGGCTGAACTTGAAAAATTATTTGGAACATCGTCTCGGTCGACACCGGCGGCTAAAAAGGTTCTCAAGCCCGTCAAGAAAAAGGTTTAAAAGCGGTCGACCATGAAAAGGAAAGCAATGACCGAGTACCAAAAACTTACCCACGTCCAACACATCTTGAAGCGACCAGACTCGTATGTCGGGTCGCTCGTCCCTGATGTTCAAGAAACGTGGCGTCTCACAGAATCTGGATTCGAGCGTGCCTCTGTCACGATCGCACCCGGACTTGTAAAAATATTTGACGAAATTCTCGTCAACGCCGTCGATCAACATTCACTCGCGCCCAAAAAGGTTACACGGATTGATGTCGCCGTGAGTGCCACGGGTGTCGTCACGGTGAAGAATAACGGCGACGGTATCCCCATTCGGAAACAGGATGATGTTTGGATTCCCGAACTTATCTTTGGACATCTCTTGACATCGTCAAACTATGACGATACGCAAGTTCGGACGACCGGTGGCCGAAACGGCTATGGTGCCAAACTCACGAACGTCTTTTCGGACGAGTTTACGGTCCGGATCGTTTCGGGTGGCCAAAAGTACGTCCAGCGTTGGTCAAAAAATATGACGACCGTGACTGTTCCTGAAATCCGACCCATCAAAAGTGCCGGCGGGGTTGAAATTACATTCGAGCCCGATTGGTCAAAATTTGGCGGTCGCGGGACGCTGGACGCACTTCGGACTGTTGTGACGCGCCGAACGTGGGACGCAGCTATGTGTTGTCCGAAGGCGCACGTGTATCTCAACGGCGAACGGCTCGTCGTCGAGTCGGTCGAGTCGTATGCAAAGATGCACACGTCCGGTATACTTGTTCCGCTCGGGAAGGATATCGTCGTCGCGCACACGGATACGGGTAAATTTGAACACGTCTCGTACGTCAACGGTATTTCGACGACCCAGGGCGGTACGCACATCGAACGGTTCATGATTCAGCTCGTCGCGGCGCTCGGTGTTTCGGCCGTCCGACCGGCGCAGGTTCGGTCGTCTCTGTGGGTATTCATGCGTGCGACGCGCGACCGACCGACATTCTCTTCGCAGACCAAGACGGAGTGTACATCGAAAGACGCGACCGATTATGTGTTCCGGCCGGCGTCCGTCAAGGCTATCATGGCGTGCGGTCTCGCGGACGACCTTGCAGCCCTGGCACTCGCCAAGACTGAAAAGGAACTCAAGAAGACGGACGGGTCTAAGAAATCACGGATCACCGGCGTTGCCAAACTCGACGACGCAAACTGGGCAGGTACGGCCCGCTCGCACGAGTGTACACTCATCGTAACGGAGGGCGATTCAGCCAAGACGCTTGCGGTCGCGGGTCTCAGTGTCGTCGGCCGGAACGCCTATGGCGTATTCCCATTGCGGGGGAAGCCCCGGAACGTTCGCGACGCAAGTCTGAAACAACTTACAGATAATCAAGAGTTTTCGGATCTCAAAAAGATTCTCGGCCTCCAACATGGTCGTACGTACAAAACGCTCAAAGAGCTTAGATACGGCCGGTTGATGATCATGACGGATGCGGACCTCGACGGAAGTCACATCAAGGGTCTGGTTTTGAATATGGTGCACCACTTTTGGCCTGAACTCATCCGGCTCGGTTTTGTGGTTGCGATGGTGACTCCGGTTATCAAGGCCGGGAAGCAATGGTTTTTTACCGAGTCGGCGTTCAAGGCGGCGGCACCGCGCGGCGCGGTCAAGTATTACAAGGGTTTGGGTACATCCACGAGCGCCGAGGCGAAGGAGTATTTTGCGGCGATCGAGCGTCTGACGGTCCGTTTCGACCACGACCCGGCGACGGACGAATCTATGACGTTGGCGTTTGCAAAACCGATGGCCGATGCGCGCAAAGAATGGCTCGTCGGTCACATGAACGCCACCCCGCCGTCTGTACCCTACGGCGACGTTACGAATCTGAGCGTGACGGATTTCGTCCGTCGGGACATGGCCAACTTTTCGGTCGAGGACATTCACAGAAGTATTCCGCACGTCGCCGACGGACTCAAACCCAGTCAACGTAAGGTTCTCTACGCGTGTCTCAAACGTAACCTGACATCCGATATGAAGGTTGCGCAGCTCGCCGGCTATGTCGCCGAACACACGGCGTACCATCACGGCGAGGCGAGTCTCCAAGGAACGATCGTCGGCTTGGCCCAAAACTTTGTCGGGTCGAACAATGTGCCGTTGCTCGTACCGAGCGGTCAGTTTGGTACGCGACTCATGGGCGGAAAGGATTCGGCAAGTCCCAGGTACATCTTTACGCGCCTGGCTGAAAAGACCCGAGCGTTGTTTTGTGCCGATGACGACCCGGTTCTGCGCTACGTCAAGGAGGATGGACAGACGGTCGAGCCAGAGTGGTATGCACCAGTTGTGCCGACTGTTCTGATCAACGGCGCAGAGGGTATCGGGACGGGTTTTTCGTGCTACGTGCCTCCGTACAATATCAAGGTTCTCAAGGAGAATATTCGTCGCGCGCTCGACGGCACGGCGATGATTCCAATGGTTCCATATTTTGAAGGATTTACCGGGACGGTCACGCGCAAGAGCGAACACGCATGGGTTCTCAACGGTACGACCGAAGTGTCCGGTGGGGTCGTTCACGTGACTGAACTTCCACCCGGGCGATGGATTCAGGATTTCAAAGAGACGCTCGACGACCTGGTCGAAAAGGGGACGGTCACAAAGTACGAGAATCATTCGACCGAAACAAAAGCCGACTTTCGCGTATGGGGTCCGCTCGAAGCGCTCAACCTCACGCGGACGGTCCACACCTCGAACATGTATCTCGTCGGTCCGACCGGTGCGATCAAAAAATACAATTCGCCGGAAGAGATTCTGGTTGATTATCTCGAAATCCGTACGCGCGTCTACGCTCGGCGGCGCGCCTACATGCTCAAGTGTCTCGGGTCCGAAATAGAATGGCTTTCCGAAAAGGCGCGATTCATCGACAATGTGATCGGCCAGCGCCTGAAGGTGTTTAATGTCCCTCGGGCCCAGATTGACGACCAGCTCCGGTCATTCAAGTTTGCGGAGGACACGTGGCCGAAGCTGCTCGACATTCGCACGGTTCAATATTCGCGCGAAGAAGTTCAGAAACTCGTCGCGGCCTGTCAGCAGAAGACGACCGAACGTGATACGCTCGCGGCGACCAGTGTGCCCGAACTATGGAAACAAAATCTGAATAACCTGTAGAGAATGGTGCTTTCGCTGTTACAACTGAGAAACTTGGCCAACAATGTTCCGCGACAGGCTCGTCCGCCGGATATATCCGACGAGAACTACCTTGTGTTTATGAAAACACAGTTCAGAGATCCGGTTCCCCAAGAAGTGAATGTACAAGTCCAAGCGCTCCAGACGCTCGAAAGTCTGTCAGCCTTTACGACCGGGCTCGCCGCCTTGGTGACCCGGATCGATACGATCATTCCGCCGGTACACACACCCGTCTCTTTAAATGATGTCCTGGCCGAACTTCGTCGGTTCCAAAAGACGATCGATCCGATGGATCAGACGATTCAGATGATTGGGTACATGCCCATGATTGCCAAGTACATAGATGTCGCGGCCGTTCAGCAAGCAGTACTTGAAGGTACGCCCGTCCAGCCTGTTCTGGATATGCTCGTTTCTGAATTTTCACGACGGGTCGCACTTCTTCTCACGGTGGGCGATACACCTCCTCCGTTCAAATACCTTCTGCCGGTGTACAAAAAATTCAGAGCCGCGTACCAGGTTGGGCGCGACGACGCGACGCGCGAACTGGCTACCCAGGCGTACAAGAACGACGTGCTCAATCAACTCGACGGCGGGTCTCGCCTCGTCGTGTACCCGCCGACGACAACGTCCACGATGGGGTTTTACACGCCGGCGTTCGACCCTACGGCCGGTACATTTAATGTATATCTGACCGAGGCGACACCCGGTCTGAACGTGGCCAAAGGTTGGTCGGTCCAGGGTCTCACCGGTGTGTACGGTAATGTCACCGTCACGGAATACACCGCAAATGTATATTCGGACGCGCTCATAAGCCCGGGTCCGCCCGCAGTTTCGTACCCATTCGTATCTGTGGCGTCTGTCGTGTCTGATGCACCAAACCCTGACATTCGACCGAGTTCCATGTTACGTATGACTCTTGCGCCACCGGTCGAAAGTAATCTGGTCGCCGTTTCGAACATCACGGGTGCGCCGAGTTTTTCGTACTACGATCCGCGACTTTACGATTCGTCTAAAATTAAAGGAACAGAAGGTCGCGTGAGAGAGCTCGGTTCGAATGTCACGACGAGTGAAGGGCGTCACGTATTCCACACGGTTGTTGATCGCGGCGCCGGTACGGGTGCACTCACAGCCATGGCTGCCATAGGTGCACAAGAACCATACATGTTCGGCGGTCAATCCAATTGGATTCCCGGGTCCGTCAAGCAACACACGGCGTTTTCGCTGACACAGCGTGTTTCTCTTCCGCTGTCGAACGTCGGTGGCTATCTCGGAAACACAGTTCAGGTTGATATTTTTCCGCGCGAAGGCGGTGACCTCCTTACAAATATGTATCTCCAGTGTGCTTTGCCGGCCGGCACGTACACGGAACTCGTCGGCCGGGCACTCATCGACAAAGTTGAATTCCTCGTCGACGGTATCACATACGAGTCAATCACGGATGATTGGTACGTCATTCGTGATCAACTGTTTCTGGACGCGGATGAAAAACTCGGAATGTACGAGGCGATCAGCGGCGGAACACCCGAAGGCACAAATGTCGTCGCGGCCGACCAACTCAACCTGATTATTCCACTCGAGTTCTTCTTCTGCCACCGGTATACGCACGGCGAAAAGCGAACTCGGCCGTTTTTTCCTTTGTGCGCCCTGACTCTTTCGACGATTTCGGTCCGGTTCACATTCAATACCCAAAAGTGGATTACAAACTCGGTGACACCCATAGAAATTATTCAACCGCGTCTTCTCATCGAGGAGGTTACTCTGTCGCCCGAAGAACGTATGTATTTTCGGTCTAGGCCATTCACATATAAAGTACCGCGCGTCTGGAAAGAAGCGACCCAGGATTATAAAGAGGGTCTGGTTCGTCTGAATCTCACGGCCAATTTTCCAGTCACCATGATGGTATGGTTCGTCCGTAACAAACAGTACGAGTCTGATGATGCTCGATACTTTGAGTCGCGGTACGCACTGGGCTACATGACACAGTATATTCAGGCGGCGACACCCGTCACATTCTTTAACGGCGTCGAGCTCAAGTACATAGACACGATCGAGTATGCGACTCTGTACCTGAACAACCAAAACGTTCTTTCTAATTTTCCGGGCGGGTTGTACTATACATTCAAACAGTCAATCGATCACGGTCTTTCTGTTCCGACCAAAAACATGTACATGTATTGTTTTTCGGAACGACCCGCTGAATACAATCAGGGTGGTGCGCTCGATTTCTCAACCCTGAACTCGCAGACGACCCATCTCGATATTAAATTTCTTGATGCGTACGCGCCACAGATTGCTGCAAACTTTTCCCTAAATCTGTTTTATTATGGATATGCGACGCTTCACATTGAAGATGGCCGGTGTTCACTTTTGAAGTGAGCATATACTCAATGATACCATTCTGGATACACCATCTCAGAAAGTTCAATTGGGCGCACGTCGTCGTAAACCCCTGAAACTCGATCCGTTCCGTGCGACAAAACGGATCGAACAATTTTTTAGAATAGCCATCCAGGCTCGATTTGTACGCAACGTGAACCGTAAACGACCGGCCGGCCGGGGTTTGATACGTTACGTGTTGCTTTTTGGAATAGTTTGTCACGAACCATTCGAGGTTCCGGAGAGAAATCCCTTTTCGGTGCGTCAGAATATCAGACAGCTGTTCGAGGTGTCTCGGGTCGTCAAAGAAACGCGCGAGCGAATCAAGAAGCAGGTCGGACTTGGCCATTTGTGGACAAGCAGTTCAAGTTTTTAAGACTCTCCCGAAGTTGCTCAATCTGGGCCAGGAGTATCTTCTCGACCGCCTCTTTGTGTTCGATGGTGTGCCTGAGTCGTTCGATCTCATTCTCGAAATGTTTCGACCGGCCCCGAACATCCTTCACTTCGAGGGACGTTTCCCACGCCTGGTGCATTTTTGTTTTCTTGTGCTGGGCCATGTTCTTATACATAAAACCCGGCCGACAGAGACACTGGTGTGTCAGAGAAACCTCCATTGTACAGAGATGGGTGTGCGCCTTTAAACTCTACATTTTCCACCGGTGTCCGCACGCCACGCACGTGATATAGCACGTCATGGGTTCGTCTGCACTTCGGGTCTGGAGCTGGTAATACGTCGTCTTCTTGGATTTACACTTGCCGCACTTGAACTGGCCTTCGTAATCCTCGTCGAGTTCAGCCTTTGCAGCCTCGATCGAGAGTTCCTTCGTCTTGAGTTTGAATTCCATTTGGCCCATAGGACCTTCGGGCCAAAACTGGGTCGGTGTCATAGACCCGAGATCCTTCGCCTTGACCTGTTTCTGTTCGATACTGTCCATAAGAGTTGGGCTTTTGCGCAGGTTAAACATGACAGACTGGACGCGGTGCTTGTACCGCCAGCGGAAATCACGGTTTTCCCACGAAGGCGCCTGGCCGAGACGCTTGGTTTGCTGGACCGCCCACGTAAAGACAGACTTTTCGGCGTTTTTGTACTGAGCCTCGGCCGAGAGAATGGAGGCAAACTGCTGCATCGCATAGTCACGGAGAGGGTGGGTGGCGGCCATTGATTTTGTTGGTGCTTTTGGTGGTGAGCCATGTCTAGCGCCGCAGACACAACTTAAAAACTTGGGTCGTCGGTATGTAAAATGGCATCCGGTCTGACGTCCAAGATCCACCTGCTCCTCGAGAACGAGACTGAGGCGAAGCAGTCTGTCAAGAATCTGCGCGACGAGCTTAACGAGCTTTTCGAGCAGACTGCCGTATACAAGAGCGTGTTTGACGCGGCCGTCGAGACGACCAAGGCGCATAAGGTTTCAGAGAAGGTTGCCAAGGCGCACGCGCTCAAGGTGGCACGTATGGTGTACACGCCCAAGGAGGATGCCGAGGCGGCCGAGGAGGCTTAAACATGTGACACACTTTCACAGTAGAAAATGGAGACCAAGTGCACCGAGAACGACCCAGTAAAGTGCGAGTGCACGGACGACGCATCATCTGTGACGACCGAGGACGTGATCGAGGCTCTCCGGCCTTCATGGCCTCTGATCCGACTCGAAATCAATCTGCCCGGGTGGTTCATAATCGCGGCTGCAATGATCGTTGGTCTAAGAAATACGTGCCCGGTATAACTATGATTATATGCGCCACTGCGTGCGTAACCGTCGGCAACACGTGTCACTGTTGTGCCGAACGGCGTCTCATTGGGTTTTTGCGTGAACAGGCGCGCCGGGCAGGGGTTGCACCGGCGCGCTTCTCACACTGGATTCACAGAAAACATGGCGTGTTCACCGTCGCGCGTACGAGACGTGACGGTGAACCCGGTATATCCCTTCCGTGTGTCATTTGTCGGAAGATGCTTGACAAGTTGTGTATTACGTGGCGGGCGCACATAGGGGCGCTCTGGGTGACGCAGTACGACGCACCACCTTCACGCCCGACTCAAAAACAAAGGGCTTTAGTATTTTAGAGGACGAATCTGGTAAGGCGCCCGGTGAAGAAGAGCGCGTGGCCGGTGTGCCTTGCGACCATAAAGAACGCGCGGACCGTCCATGACTACGTACGTGATCCGGGTCGTCTGATATATCGGACGACCCTTACGGTTCGCGTAGCTCGTCTTGTTACGCCGGACGGGCGCACGACGTTTAGCTACGGCCAGGAGACGGGAGCGTCTCGACGCGAGTTGGGACGCGAGAGCTTCACGCCGAGATACCATACTTAGTAGCCTTGGAGAAGTTTTTTGGCCAGTCTGGTAATTAAGACGACCCTTACGGACCCTTGGAGGAGTTTTTTTTAGGTCCGATCACACCTTTTTTGTAATTATTCAGAGTTTTATTAATACGTGAAATATTATTACCTCTTCTAAACTCTGACATTGACATCGGAGCGACTGGATTTGGTCTAAACCCTAATTGCTCCTGAAGAATCCATGTGCTTGTCGGTCTCGCGTTTCCCCCTTGACGGGAACTCGATCTCTGCCCCATGTTAGTACCCTTATGTTGTATGTTGTTGTATTTACCCTTGTTTATAACCGCCTTCGTAAGGAGAGCGCGGAGAATTCTCCCTATTTGCTGTCCTCTAAATTTATTATTAGTTCCTCCCCAGTTGAATTCAACATTGGACGGACCAATCTCTATAGCCGCGTTACCGGCCTTCCGTCCGTCGACATACATAGTCACTGTGAGTATTCGTTTGTTGGCCCCGAATCCCCTCGCATTAGTCATTCGGATGGAATTTGGATCGAACCCCGTGAGGTAATTTTTAACGTTATTGATACGGGTGCGTTTGGGAGGCGCGTTTTTGAGTTTGGGGGGCACGTTGCATTTCACACCTCCACACAAGCGCCTAAACATTTACTAGCCTCGGAGAAGTTTTTTTGCCGTCGCGTCAAGCTGAAGGTACCATCGGGCGGCGTGGACTGCATCGGGTGCACACAAACCCTCGACACGTTCGACCGTCACGTACTCGTCAAACTGAATGTCCCATATGCCCAGTTCTACTTCAGATGCCCAAAAGTTTTTCGTCTGGACGCTTGTCAAAAAATCGAGCGCAGCCGTCTTAGAGGCGGCATTCACAGCCGTTCCGTTTGCAAATTTCCACGTCGGAAAACTCTGAGGCGGGTCGGGTATCGGCACGGACTGACAACACGAACCGAACAGCATCATCTCGTCTTACGTGTTATACCGAGCGACGCCTCTAATGTACTTTTGGCGCGCGCGAGCGGCTTGGCGCGCTTGAGCACGAGCGTATCGTCCGATGTTTGTGCGGCCGGTACATACTTTGCGCCGCGGCACACGGGTGTCAAGTCGGGCATGATGTGTGTTTCCCATGGCATGGTTACGACGACGTTCGACGATCCGTCTCTAAACTGTTCGATGGTGAGCGTCCCGCCGAACACTTTGAGTGTCGGTCGTTTCGGTGCACACCGTATCGGCGTGTACTTGTTTCCGTTTGTGTGTTTGCGCATCAGCGCAATGTACATTTGCATTTCGCCGGATCTCGGTCCGCCTTTATCCAGCGCGTAAGTCTTCATACACTCCCACGAACAAAAATTACCGGTCGTCGAGTACCGTTTAGTCCGGTCGTCGTACCGATAAGGACAATGGAGCGCCTGGCCCGGAAAGGGATGGCAGCACCACCAACACCACGTACCTTCTTGTGACATTAGATGTTAAAGAACACCTTGCTTTATTTACAAGTTATGTCTTTATTGTCGATCGATGTAGGCATAAAGAACCTTGCGATGTGTCTCATGGATCCCGGAACGCGCCGGATTCAACAGTGGGACGTCAGCGGCGTACCGGCCCAACACGCCGACGGTCTGTTCCTTTCGATGAAACGGCACCTCGATGCGAAACCGTGGTGTACGACAGCCCGGACGGTCCTCATCGAGAAACAGCCGGACAAGAACCGTACGATCAAATCGGTCGAACATTTTTTACACGCCTACTTTCTCTGTCACGACCAGGATGTTATTATTTATGACGCTCGGCACAAAGTACCAGACGTGTCTGGTCCAGGCCGAGCACGCTACCTCGAACGTAAAAAAGCGTCGATCGACCGGTGTCGCCTGTTTCTCGAAGAGACTCAGCCGGAATGGCTCCTGGTGTTCGACAAGCACAAAAAGAAGGATGACCTGGCCGACACGTGTATGCAAGCCCTGAGTTACGTCCCCGTGCCAGTGACAGCCGTCCCGAAACAACAGAGAGGCCGTCGACCGACCGAGAACCAAACTCGCACCAAGTACTCCAAGGCGAACCTGGCGTGGCTGTACGCCCAAGGTGAACACAAGACGAAACGGTTCGAGAAGGACCTTGCCCGGTACTACCACTGCCTGAATGAACTTCTCACGGAGTTTAATATCCCGGAATGAATAAGGGGGGATGGCAACTCCTCCCCCCAGTTATAGCGATGTCGTTATTCCGATGGGTTCATTAGATGATTCGTTACAGGCTGCGTCGACAAAAGATATCAGTAGTTTGTATTACGAGCCGCCCGCACCAGTAGTAAATGTTGACGTAATTGATGAACAACTTCCCGAATCTCTAAAACAAACACTTAGAGATTGTGACGGGACCGATACATGTAATCTTGTCACCGCAGAGATAACTGATAGCGGCACACTTACTTCAGTGAAGGTCCCAGAGGGTGTATACGAATCGATTGAAACTACTGAACGCCCCAGACTCGTTGCTATCAAAAATCCGAAAATTCCTACAGACCCTAATGTCTCGATTGCATCCATTTCGGGGAGCGGAACACTCGCGACAGTCACGACGACCGTACCGCATTTACTTACGACCGGTGATTATGTAAAAATATCAGAGACGGGAGTTCCTTTACATAATGTAAAAAGTACATCCGTGACCGTCGTAGATGCTACACATTTTACATACCCCACATCGGTGTCAATACCTGTGACCGGTGCAGGTATCGTCGAACCCCTGTTGACATGGGATTCTTTCGGTATTCCGACGGAAGCTAAACAATTACACGGTCAACAGGTCCGTCCGTGGCGTGCACCTATTGTTCGCAAAACCGAAGGCGGTTATTCTAAACTGCCAAATCAGCATTTAAATGGGTCAGTACTTCGGACACTGCCCATAGAGTCTAGTGATGATAGACTGGACGACTTAAAGTACCCTACAAATCAAGTACTGTGTGCGAAACTATGTGATGATGACGGATTGTGTAAAGGATTTAATGTAACTGAATCGACTGACATATGTACATTATTTTCGGACGCAGGTACGATGACTGTAGAAACACGCGCCGATTCTACATATAGTCAGGGGTATATAAAATATACATTTGACAGTATTGTTTCTGGATTAAAATATACTGTACCCGAATTGGCATATTCTTACTCTACAACTTTTACAAAAAACGACCCGGAATTTGATTCCTTAGATATATTATTCAAGTATCCGGAACCAGAGGTCAAAACAGCATTTGAAACTGAAATGTCGAAATATGCCATATATACATCTCGATTGCGACCAAACGACCAGTCGGTCGAATGGGACAATAATGGCCGGACATGCATGGACATAGACGCGTGTAATCAAACACTTATGAAAGTGTACGAAAATCCAACTATTACAACATTTTTATCCAGTGATTATGCTGCATGCGACGGATGCCCGGTAAGAGGATATTCAAAAACATTACATCAAATATTATTTACAGAAGTTCCTGCGATCAAACTTCCTTCTGATAAAAAACCTAAGGTGATTATCACCGAAAACAGAAGACAATCGGGTGACATGTTTAGTTACTCCGAACGTAATCTTGGGTTTTATTACTATTCGCCCAATTATACAGAACTCAATAAGGGTACACCACTGGATGCCGAACTGAAATCGTATATAAAAGGTTTCGATAATTATAAAGTTATAGTCGATCTCAGTTCACAATCGGCATTAATTCAAAAATTCTTTATGTGGTACGGCCACGGTGGTCAATCTTTCGAAAATATTGATACACCGGTTAATTGTTCGAACACTGCTCCTCTATTTAGTTTAGGACCTTATTTTTTAGTAAATGGCAGTAGGCCCGCCGCGTATCCGGATGCGATTCTGCACACAAACGGTGAATGGCTCGTACAATGGGATTGCGGAGATAGATTTAGTGCTCCGATCGCCGTAACTGTTCCGCCGAGTAACGGCGGAACAGCGTGTCCGGCGCTTATTCAGTATAAAACTTATTCTACAATGCGCGCGTGCTTCGGTCCTAATGCCACCGAGGGACAAATATATAGAGCATTTTTACACACGGACGGACTCTCTGATTACGAGAGAGATTACAGTCGTCTCAATACACCCCATGAACGATATCTTCTTGGACATTCGACAACCTATATTATTTTTAAATACGAAAATGGTAAATATAGAAAATTTCCTAATATTCTCATCTGGTACTGGACGCTTAACCCCGTGCTTGGAAATTTATATTATCCGGACCATCCACCTGAAGCAAGACGACAGGTGCCACCGCAACCATACGTGTTAGCAGGAGACCAAGAACCATATAGCGTACTCGATCCTGCAAAATTTGGCGAAGATATGCCGGATCCTTATATATCACTTGGCCAATATAGAACTGTCACATACCCTTCATCTTACAACACAAACATAAACAACTTTAATCCTAAACCGGACGGACATTACTCGTTCGCGTGCGAAAATGCCGGAAAGTGTAACGACGGTCAACATGGACGATCTGGTTGGGCTAAATATAATTGCGACACTGCATCTTCGGCTGACGGCAATGCAACGTGTGATACGGCGAAACCATCCGGTATAATTGACGCAGCCACGTCGCCTCAATGTAACGGTAAACGCGTCTACTGCGTACCGCCGATTGTCGCCGAAGGTGAAAATGACCCGGGTATGCGACACAAATACTTTGCATTCGATATACCCGGTCTTCGTGTCGTACAGACCAAGATCATGCAAGATGTCCGCGAAGAACACGAGCTCGGTGATTTATGGTTACAGACTATTTATGATGTTGCGGATAAAAGTCTTCCGCTCGTAGTTGACACGTCAGGGGTCCCTGACTTATTTGTAGAAGGTACGCTCACAAGAATCGCACCCCCGTGTGATAACCCGGTGGGTGGTGTCGCGGCTCCAAATGGCGCATGTGTATGTGTTCCCGGTAGTTATAATCGTAGCGGTACATGCACCCCATGCAGTGTCACTTTGGCGACCGGGGCAACATGGGTCGATTCAACGTGCGGAACGCGTATGTGCTTGGGTCGTTCGCAACCTAATAGTAGTAAGACGTTTTGTTCCCCGTGTAAGCCTGATGGAGATTCCATATGGACATCTGATTCAGGGTGCGGCACTGGTATTTGTTCAGGTACGACCGCGCCAAATGCATCACAAACAGCGTGCGTAGCCGTGTGCACCGAAAATGCAGTTTCTCGGCCATTTCAATGTGTAAAATGTACACCGGCGTGTTCATTTTCGTGCGCGACACCCGGATTTACGCCCACGGGATTCAAGGAATTGAGTGCGACTAGATGGACTTATAAGTGTGATTCCGACTTTAAATGTAGCAAACAAGTGGAAATTCCATCAGGTTCTATACTCGCAGACCCGTTGCTTTGCACTGTACAGGAATGCGCACCGCGCACTGGTCCGGCGTCTGATTTAGCATCATGTATCCCGTGTACAAATACACCAAGTGTTACAGATATATGGTCAAAACATTGCGAAACGACCAGGTGTCCGGAGGGTCAGGTTGCATCATATAATTATATGACGTGCGCGGCATGCACACACGGCGTACCTTGTGCAACATGTCAGCCGTCGACGCCCATATATTCGGTGGTCGTGGCTAGATGCGTCGGGTGTACACTCGACAGTCAGTGTGACCCCGGATATCAATGTTCGGTGGGTCTGGCGTGCGCACAGTGTGCACCCGATACTATTTGCAGAACGTGTCCGGCCGAAAAACCTTATTATAACGGTACTGCGTGCGTAGAATGTGTTTCAAGTACACAGTGCGGTTCAGGTGGCCGGATGTGCACGAAAAATATATGTGCGTGCCCGGCCATTATGCCTATATACGATACAGATACATCCACGTGTGTACAGTGCAAAACAGCAAGTGACTGTACTGGTTCGACAGGTGTCACGTGTGTTGGATCGGTGTGTATAATACCAGGTGTAACGTATGGTTGTCCTGTACAGACGGCGTATGCATGCGATTCCTCGCCGGCTGTTACGATCGACGTTGTGACAGATGGTAATATGTGTACAGCGACGGGTAGTTTATATACGGTGACAATTCCATCTACGTGCGACGCAACTATTTTAGAAAATTTTAGAGAAGTTTTGGGTTCCCATACACTTGCAAACGGGACACTTTTGGCTAATTACACCGATCCCATTTATTCGCCGATGGCATGTGCCGAGTTGTGCATAAATGCGTCATGTACCGGATTCTACGTATACGACATCCCGGCAGGTTTGACGAAAGGTAAATGTAAACTATTCACGGGCCCGGTCGTTGCTAAATATGACGCAGGTAGTCGATATGGTAAGAAAACATTTATACGAGAAGGGTCAATGTGTACACCTGCAACTACGGTAAATAGAATGTGTCAGACGGCTGCCCAAACTGTAAATTGTATGCATGGATTCACATCCGTTCGTGAAAAGTGTGTGATGCCTAAACAATCACCGTGTCCCTTAAATAATATATGGACGGGATCGGCATGTAGTCCTTGTCCGAGCAGAGCTACAGCTTCGCCGTCGACTATATTTCAAGGCGGTGTTCCAAACGGGTCGTGTACATTCCCATTTTGTCCGTTAAATAATATATGGACGGGATCGGCGTGCAGTCCTTGTGGTGCAAACAGTACTGCTTCGTCGTCGCAGGTAGTGTCGGACGGTGCTCCAAACGGGACATGTGTGTGCGTATACCACCATTATCATGTATCGCCGACTCAATGCGTGTCGTGTAGTTACCCGTCGGGGAATCAATACGTAACCAGTCTGTGTACACAAGATAAAGATACAGGCTTTGGGACGATGGACCCAAAACCGACGTGTCTCGGTATCGGTACTGAATACCTGAACTATTATGTAGGACACCCGGGAATGAAGGGTTACCCAACATCTACGTGTAAGCCGTGTTCTAAGCCGGGCGGTGATTATTATGTAGCGGCGGCGTGCACCGCTACAACGGATACCGTCCTTTTGCAAGACGCTGGACAGACGTGTCCGGCCGGTAAATACTTACGACCGATGGTTCAAGGAACTACGTTGACCACGGGCTCACCGAGTGCATGCCGGACATGTACTCCGCCGCTGTCGACTCAGTACGTAGTCACGGCGTGTGGAACATTCACGGATACAGTCAATGCGACAGACCCGGGAATAACGTCGACAAAATGTGTACTGGGTCGTACGTACTTCAGACCGAAGGATCAGGGAAGCGTGTCAGTGGCGGGCTCACCGAGTGCATGCATGCCGTGCACTAAACCGACGTTGACGAATCATTTCGTATATCAGACATGTACAAAAACAACTGACACAATCCTTTCGGTGGACATAATAACACCGACGTGCCAAGACGGTATTACATTTCCCACACCGATGGTCCAAGGAACTACGCTGACCGCGGGCTCTGCGAGATCGTGCAAGATGTGTTCTCAGCCGGGAGCGAATCAGTACGTAACCCGGCCGTGTTCAATCTTGATTGGTGATACCGGCCTTGCGGCAGACGTAACACCGACGTGTAGCCTCGGCGTCACATATGTGAGAAGGGATCCAGGAAGTTCGAAATCCATAGGATCACAGGCTGCGTGCGCCGGGTGTAGTTACCCGGAAGCGAATCAATACGTAACCGTAATGTGTGGAACAAACTGGAATACCCTCATTGTGACGAACACTGTAACATCGTCACAATGTCAAGGTGTAGGCATTGAATACTTTGATCCTGGTACTAAAGGAAGTCCGAAGTCCTTAGGATCACCGAGTGCATGCAGGCCATGCAGTACACCGGGTCCAAACCAGTACGTACAAACGGTGTGTTGGTTCACGTCGGATACCGTCATTATAAACAACCCATCGGTGGTGTGTGACGCCGGTGTTACATACCTCCAACCGATGCGTAAAGGAAGTGCGTCAGCGACGGGCTGGCCGAGTGAGTGTTCGCCGTGCAGACAACCGGGTTGGAATGAGTACGTGGTCACGGCGTGTACACCAACCACGGATACCGTCCGTGCGATAGACACAATACGGACAGACGCAATACGGACGTGCCCGGACGGTGAATACTTGTCAAGGAATCAAGGAAGTGCGGCAAGTGCGGGCTCGCCGAGTGTATGCAAGCCGTGTACTTCGCCGGGCACGGGTCAGTATGTAGTCACGGCGTGTGGAACACTCACGGATACCGTCATTGCGACCAACCCGACAACACCACCTGTGTGTACAAACGGTGTTACATACTTCCAATCGATGGTTCAGGGAAGTGTGTCGACGGCGGGCTCGCCGAGTCGATGCGCGGCGTGTACTCCGCCGGGCACGAGTCAGTACGTATACCGGGCATGTACCACATCAGTGGATACCGGCTTAGCGACAGACACAGCATCGTCGACGTGTGTAACCGGTAGTACATACTTGTCAAGGAATCAAGGAAGTGCGGCAAGTGCGGGCTCGCCGAGTGTATGCAAGCCGTGTACTCCACCGGCAGCGAATCAGTACGTATACCGTGCATGTACCCAAACAGCAAATACCGACAATCGGACAAATCCGGTGTGTGTAAACGGTAGTACATATATCACCCAAACGGTGGTTCAGGGAACTACGTCGAGCGCAGGCTCACCGACTGTTTGCAGGACGTGTACGCAGCCGGCAGCGAATCAGTACGTAAACAGTGTGTGTACAACAGGAATGGATACCGGCTTTGCGACGGAGACATTACCGACATGTACCGGCAATAGTGCAGTCAGACAATACGGTACATTCTTGAGAAGGAATCAAGGAACCTCCGCGGTCACAGGGTCACTGAGTCAATGCGTGGCGTGTAGTCGGCCGACATCATCTAGACAGTACATAATCTCGTACTGTACACCACTTAAAGATACTGTTATCGGGCAAATATAGTGGTAAAAAAAATGTACAATAATAAGAATGAAGGTTGAACTCGGTCGGAAATTTTTCGTCAGGACGGGTATCATCGTTACTGTGCTCATTCTTCTCATATTCATTGTGTGGAAATGGCGTGCACGGTCAGCATATAAAGTTCCTGAACTGACATCGTCCATGACGGCATCGTATACGCCAAGTGCTCTAGTGGGATCGGCCGGATCTTTCATTGTAACAGTGATGGATAAATCGGTCACCGCAACTCCATTTTCGACGACGACGACACCAGTCTCAATCACAGGCGGGACCGGTTCAGGCGCACAATTTAACATAATTTCGGTTTTGCCAAACAGTGTAGGCGGGTCGGCCGCAGCAGGATGGACCGCAACGTTCAACAGTGCAGAATTAAAAACCGCATATACACCATCGGCGTCCGAACTTAGGAATATGGTAGTATCGTTCGCCGCGACCCGAACCTGGACAATCAGTCGAATCGAGACAATCAATCCACCCACAACTACGGCAATTACACCCCCGGTAAAAGTCACAACCAGTGTAGCACACGGGCTCGTGACCGGTCAGACTGTAACTATCGGTGGAGGCGCAGCAGGTACGAATGCTCGATTCAATGTAACGACCGTGCCTATAACGGTTCTCAGCGCGACTGAATTTTCGTATATCGGCGCGGCGGGTACTGCAAGCGCGACGAACGTCGTCTACGCACCGGCTACCGGAATGACCCTTACGGTCGTTGGAACGACGACCACATACACAACCCTCATGAATAACGTACAGAAATGCTTCAATGCATACAGCCAGATGCTCATTGATAACCCGGATGATGCGAACGCGTTAAAATATCGTTCAAATTGCGTGAGTCATCACGCCACTCAGTACCTAACAACAAAGTGTCCGGCTGTCACAAACCCTACTATAACAGATGCGACGTATTTGAATACCGAGAAAGCCATCCGCAAGGCTTATATCCCTTTTATGAGTATAACAGATACTAATGCAACCGTGGCCGGACAGGGACTTACAGATATCGCCTCATACGGTCTGACCGGTGCGTCCGTTGGTCTGACCGGTACTTCACTCACACAGGGTGCACTGATGCGAAAGGTTGCAGAGCGAGCCCGTGATGCCGATATTGCCGCCGCTGCGCGTGTATATATTTATGGCCAATGCCCGGGCTTTTATGACGTTACGGCACCGGACGGAACAGATGTCGTAAAGAATTACTCAGGACTCGCGTTTGACGAAACCCAGGTCACTTGGGCAAACATCATGGCCTGGGCTAAGAAAGCATCCACGTACACGTATACCACAGGTACTACAGCAGCAGGAACAGGTGCATTTAATAATTTGTACGGTGGTATATCTGGTACAACGAGTACCGCGGTCAATATGGTGACCGGTACAGGTGCGTACGCGTCCTTGGCATCGACTACCCTGCCGACGACATCTAATGAATATGTACCCGGTCTTGATAACCCGATTAAATATGGTGAGATTGCGCGATTCTTCGGCCCGGGCATGAAGGGCACAGGGGCTACAACCATGCCGTGGTAAACAATCTACATGTTAATCAAGCCCGGTGTAAAACCACCCGTTGCTGTTGTCACAGGAAGAGGAGGTCCTGTTGATGGTAAAGAAGTTATAACGGTGGGTGGTATATCCGTAAAAAGACCTAAAACAATAGGGCTCGTCGCGGTCATATAAGGCGTGTCTATATGAGTTATGCCGCCCGGTTTTACCATTAAAACCGTCATAGGACGTATTGTATATTTAGGAGTCTGTACATTCATGTACCCTAAACATCTCGTGTCGAGACCTGGCGCAGTTGCCGGATTTGCATTGTAATTTATGTACGCATTCATACAATAATATTTCCGCATATCCGCAAGTGTCGACTCTGAGAAATGATTAAGCATTTTCGGTGTGTCCCATAATGCCGCAGATGGTATACTGTCTTTTTCGTACACAAGTTGGTAATACCAGTGGTTCTTTTCATTCCAGCCGTAATGATTTTGTGTAATTTCATCTCTTCCGGAATAAGGATACATGGGAATATCCGGATCGACGCCGTTGGTCCACGTCTTATTTGTCAAAAATGGCTCCGATGCATTCAATGGTGCTAGTGTTCCAATCTCCGGGTTGACATATCCGTCGGACGGAAATGACGGTACGCACCATACATATGCTTTAAAGCCGCTACCACCATCTACGTCGGGATCGGCCGCCCCGCGAATCATCGGTGGATTAAGTTCAAAACATTTTCCTTGCGGTGCATCGTCATCGAATGCAAGATACCCATTAATTGTCGTTAAGCCGTCCTTGAGAGGGAAAAAGTTTATTCTTTTAGTTTCGGATAGTTTTTCGACCAATATTGGGGTGCGGGCCGTGTCAGTGATTTGATGAAGCCTAATTGGTTTTGTAACCCATCCTTCTACGAACGAACACGCCTTGATTCGCGTAGTTCCATCTTTAGCTTTAGAAAGACCACAAATCGAATATTCTCGGGGATCTGAAATAGGGAGCATAGATTTTTTTATATTGAGCCGGGCGGCATCTATACCCGATGATAAGCCGGCGGCTATACCGAGTAGTACAGCTACACCTATCGTAACGGGATTCGGTGCCACGAGTGCGGCAACGCCCACAAGACTTGCCGCAAAGTTAAGAGCGCTTGTTGGGCTTTTTAAGGCTTGTCTCATACCTTCGTTAAAATTTTTCTGATTCGCGAGCGCGTCCATTATCATTGATTGTCCTGTTTCCGTGAAAAAGAAACCGACACCTGTGGCGGTAAGAAATGCATCTCGTACAGTCTGACCTCTATTTCCGTTGAATGAACATCCATTGATTCTAATCCATTCACGCGGACCATTTTGTCCGAAAAACATTGACAACCCTTGTATCGCTCCTTCCGGTAAATAACACGTCTGGTCTGATGTGTTATAGCACATTCCCTGTGCTTTACAGAATCTTGCACTGAAAGTACATTTTTGAGATTCGTTGTTATCAGAATTATACGTACCTTTAAAGTACGAACATGTTGCACGTAGTCCGACATTTGTAGCTATACACGCTCCGCTCTGACCGGTGTGCATGGCTTGCATTTGTTGGATCTTGGCAAGTTCTTCTTGGTTCGCATCAGCTTTCATGGCCGCCCATGTATACCATTCGGCATACTGACCGGGTGGCAAACCATCTGCGCTATATTTACCGTACCATTCCGTGGCTCGCCGGTTACAATCCGGTTCGTTCCATCCACATTTGTATGTATGTTTACCCTCTATGAACATGGTTCGATCCAAAATATCATCTGGGTTTTTCGTTTTATAATAAATTCCGCCGTGGTGCATACAAACGCGTTCGTATGCAGCTTCGTAAAGAGATACATAATCATCCCTGCTTATTGCGGGCTGCTCACCTCCGAGGTAATAAATAAGAGGCTCGGTTGCCGAAATACGGTCGTACGTGGCTTGTCCACCTAATCCTGCGATAATATTATTGCGATAATATGCATCATTTCGTAATATGTATTCCATTGCTGTATGGTGTTCGACATATACGCGCAGTTGTGTTATATAAGCATCGCCTTGTGCTAACTCGGTATCAAGCCAATCGAGTGGACCGGAAACCATAGGGAAATATTGTTTAGCCATGGGCCAATCTTCAGTTGCCTGATTCGTAGGGCTCCTGTTCCACGCGTCGACTATATTTGTATTATGTTCCCGTAGCGTGGTTCTTTGTGCCGAAAGGGCATTAAGCGCCGTTTTATTAATTGTACTGGCCGATAAAGTACTATTTACGTCAACAAATGTTTTCGGGTCATATAATACACCATCGGAGAATGTAGATAAAACACCGAGTACATCCGCAACGTCTCCGGCAAAATTAACGACATCAAAAAGCTTACCAGGAATCTCACCGGCTGAAAAACGAGGTCCTAGAACAGGATTTGTACGAGAATCTACAACTTTGTCCGCCACGTAAGCATTATATTGTTTTCGAATGATATCATTTTTCAAATCGGTTCTGGCCCACCATAGACCAAGTCGTTGTTTATTTAAGAAGAAGTTTCTAGGAAAATTGAATTTTGTAAACTGTACCGATATATCGGTCAATTTTATTTGCCGATTTCGAATAAATTTAATAAATTCGAATTTTCCTTCCGAACTCACAAATCGTGCAATAGCAGACGACGTGTGTAGATCTGCTGAATAATATCGGAAATCCTGATTGATGTCGCTCAAATTTTTATTCACAATACGTGTGTCCGTATCAACTATTGCGGCATGTATAGCCTTTCTGAGTTCGCCGGGTAAGCCCCTGTACACGTCCGCAGTGGTGACCTTTCGGGACGCCTCGACGTCCGAAATGTTCCGAACGATCGAATCGACCAACGCTGCCTTGAATTCCGCGGGTAGCGTCTCGTAAACACCTTGTGTGGTGACCGTTCTGAACGCCTCGGTGTCCGATATGTTCCGAACGATCGAATCGACCAGTGATGCCTTGAACTCCGCCGGTAGCGTCTCGTACACTCCGGCCGTGAGAACCATTCGGGACGCCTCGGCGTTCGATATGTTCCGAACGATCGAATCGACCAACGCCACCTTGAACTCTTTGGGTAGCGTCTCGTAAACACCTTTCGTGATGACCGTTCGCGACGCCTCGACGTTCGAAATGTTCCGAACGATCGAATCGACCAACGCCGCCTTGAACTCCGCCGGTAGCGTCTCGTACACTCCGGCCGTGAGAACCATTCGGGACGCCTCGGCGTCCGATATGTTCCGAACGATCGAATCGACCAACGCCGCCTTTAACTCCGCAGGTAGCACCCGGTATACTTCCGGTGTGAGAACCGTTCGGGACGCCTCGACGTTTGCCATGTTCCGAACGAT